TATAGTGGCAAGGAACTTCACTAAGATTGAGAAGGTGTCATTCTTCTCAGTCTCAGTGTTCTGGTTATTTGTTGGGCTGAAGATGTTTATTGCAGCCTGGGAAGAGCTATAGGCTCTTGTCTACTGGCGCTGTTGTGCCAAAGGTTAAGTTCATATCAGACTTCAACCAAGTCCAAGGGACTCTGTATACCTTACCTATGCGCCGATAGGGTATGTTTCCTGAGCGAATCATTTTGTGTACCATGCCAGTGCTGATGTTCAAGTACTTAGCTACTTCGTTTACCTTGGCGTACCCTACTGAGTTTTCAGTGTTGTCTGACATTACTGTACTGTCTCGTCGACGATTGGATTTTTGACGTGTTCGACTAGTCTTGACTTAAGATATTCGTTGATGTCGTCAACGTGATATCGAACTGAGTGCCCAATCTTAGTGTAGACTGGTCCAACCTTTTTGATTCTCCACTGACGCACCATGCTAGTGCTGATGTTTAAGTACTCTGCAAGTTGAACGTCTGTAAGGTAAGGAGACTGAGTATGGTCTATCATGGTTAGCTCGCCTCTTCAATGTTTGGGTTGAAGATGTCCTGCAACAGAATCTTTGGCGCAGATGCTTTATTAGGTTCGATCAGAGCGATCTCTTCACGATGAATAGACTTAGGTGCCAGTGGTTTAATTCGTTTAGTTTCAACATGAACTACCTTCGGCGCGTTAGATAAGGAGGTGATGTAGTCTTTCACGCTAGCAATCGTATATCGAATGCTGCTCCCTATTCTAATGAAGGCAGGGCCTTCCCCTGTCCTTCGCATAACTCTAATCTTTGCAATAGATACAGTCAGGTATTGCGCCACAGCATGTTCTTTCAACAAGAACGATTCAGCTAATGAGCTAGGTAATGCTTCTCTTGTCTTTTGCATCTTTAATGCTCCTCTTTGATCTTAGTCCTGTTTCGCTATATAGCTTACCAGACTGAACATAGTGTAGCACATCCTGTTCCTTGTACCTTATAGAGTTACCTAGTCTCAAATACAATGGACCTCGTCCTTGCACTCTCCATTTCCTTACACTTGATACAGAGAACTTTGTAATCTTAGCAACTTCTGAGTCAATCAATAATGGCTTGCCTAACATAATCACTCTAACGCCATTGAACCTTGTTTGATGTATGTACCTTGTTGCTAATATACTATATCTCTTGATGTATCTCTTATAAGTCCTAGAGCGGCTCCTCGCCGCCTTACTTGATTGTTTTTTGTTTGTTTGTTTTTGTTTCACGAACAAAGCAAACATTTACTAGTGTGAAGTGCCATCGAGCCTACAGGCTTACAGTCGTAAGCCTTCCGCGCCTCGATGCGTTGATAAGAGCCTTTGGCTCTTGATCTAACACTTCTGTAAGAGAAGTCTTATAGCGTCGATTATCGACGCATTGTTATGTGTATCCCTTATGGTGAACCTGAGAGAAGGCACAAGAAGGGTATCCCCCCCTTTAGTTGTGATGATTGTGTATCCCTTATGGAGCCACCTTCGATCAGCACAGGTACCTTGTCTGGTTTGGTACCAACCTGTCCTCTTGGCAGTAGACCTGGATTTTCACCTTTGTCTTAGCGTTATCGCTTCGACCACCGCTCTACTGCAACCTCACCTAAGCTCTTACGTCTTGCCTTTCGGCGAACCGCTAAATCAGGTTGTTTCTCCCAATAGAACTGCGCGGCGCTTAAGCTGTATCGGGCACTGGGTTTACCACGCAGTAGGCTCTCATTGCTTCCTGCAACCCCGCACAACCGAAAACAGGACTGGTTGTATCCACGGTGGAATACAAGGACTTCTGTTCTCATCGGCAAGCCGAAGTTTCCGTCCAATAATTCTACCTCCATTGTACAATGGATTCGAAAATCGTGGTACACTTATTTTTAGCATTGGCTCATTCGGTGCTTGCTGGGGAAGGGACTGTATCCCTCTTTCTTGGCTATATCCCCCTCATGGCGTTAATCCTCCCCTACGCTACGAGGGGGTTTATGTTTTGCAATATGGCGCAACACTATGCTACACTATGTGCCATGATGAACGATACGAGAGAGCAATTGATTGATCGTGAGGCGCGTAGGGTGGCTATTGAGGTACTGAATGGCGTCAAGGATGACGGCGCTGTGTACGATGCTGCAAGGGCTAAGGAAGAGGCCAAGGTAGCAGAGGGAGAGGAGTGGGCGCGTTCTATGTCAGGGTTCGTGCAAGAGCTTACAGGGCAAAAGATCGACGACGTGAACTACATTGGGTTCAGTACAGGACGCCGCACGTTCAAATTGATATGCTCGTAGTTGGATCACGAACAGAACATAACAGATAAGGAGTTGTCTGCATACCTGAGGATCTCTGTCTCTCACCTCAAGTACTGGCGCTCTGTTGGTTATGGGCCTGTTTATTCTAAGAGCAGACGTGGATTGGTAGAGTACGAGCCTATCTATATTGATATGTGGTTGAGGTCTTGTATGGTTGACCCAGAGAAGGATCCAGCACAAGAAGAAGAGATCTCTTTAGTGAATGGCGCTTTTGAGATTTATGTTGGACGACCAGGAAGATAGTTGTGCTATACTGAGGTTAGGCGATTCTAGTATCGCTTATCCCCCTTGGTTGTCATTAAAGGCTCTCTTCCTCAGAGGGCCTTTTTTGTTGGCCTAGTTTTTGAAGATGAATGCTTTGTATGCCCAGGAGAGCAAGGCCCCTACAAATGATGATAAGGCTACTATCGTTCCCCATATCGTCTTTATTTTGTTGTGGTTACGCTCTAATTCTGAAACCTTATCTTCACACTTTTCAGTGCGGCTATTTAGCTTGACGAGGTGTTCTGCAATATGTTGAAGGTGTATCCTGCTTTCAGCGGCGTCAACTCTTAAGTCAGAAAGTATCTGTTCAATGTTTCCCATTAAGGCTCTTCTCGTCTGAAAGTTTTGGCTGGCACATACTTAACATTGTACTGAATTCTCATTGTTTGATAGATTGTTGAGTAGTGAATATAAGCAATATCCTTGCTGGTCAGTACACTCCGCAACAGATCACTAAGATAATAGCCAAGGCAAAGCAGCTCCCTTATGATGAACAGGTTGAGCTGGCGAACTTGCTTGGGCAGTACGAGAACATTCTCAAGGTACAGAAGTGCCAGAAGAACTTTATTGATTTCGTCAAAGAGATGTGGCCTGCCTTTATTCCCGGTAGGCATCATGATATCATGGCCGACGCCTTTGAGCGGGTAGCAAACGGAACCTGTAAGCGCCTGATTATCAACATGGCACCTCGCCATACAAAATCGGAATTCAGTTCGTACCTGCTCCCAGCTTGGTTCCTTGGCAAGTATCCAGACAAGAAGATTATCCAAACGGCACACACAGCAGAACTTGCTGTAGGGTTTGGTCGAAAGGTAAGGAACCTAGTCGGCAACCCGCACTACCAGAAGATCTTCCCTAACGTGTCTCTTTCGTCAGACTCCAAGGCCGCTGGTCGATGGAATACGAATAAGGGAGGAGATTACTTTGCCATAGGCATCGGAGGAGCCGTAACTGGAAAAGGGGCAGATTGCCTCATCATTGACGACCCGCACAGTGAGCAAGAGGCCGCTATAGCTGCCGCAAATCCTAGCATCTACGACGGCGTGTACGAGTGGTATACGTCTGGTCCTCGTCAGCGTTTGCAACCTGGAGGGGCCATTGTTATCGTCATGACTCGCTGGAGCAAGCGAGATCTATGCGGTCAAATCCTAAAGGCATCGTCTCAGAAAGATGGCTTAGATGAATGGGAAGTGATTGAGTTCCCCGCTATCATGCCGTCTGGCAATCCGTTATGGCCTGAGTTCTGGCCTCTGGAAGAACTGGAAAAGATCAAGGCTGAACTTCCTGTCGCCAAGTGGAATGCACAGTATCAGCAAAATCCTACCTCTGAAGAGGGTGCTCTTGTAAAAAGAGAGTGGTGGCAGATATGGGAAAAGGACGAGCCTCCAGTCTGTGAGTACATCATTCAGTCCTGGGACACCGCACTAACCAAAGGCACTCGATCAGATTATTCAGCCTGTACGACATGGGGAATATTCTACGAGAAAGACAATGATGGTAAAAGGGTAGCTAAGATTATACTCTTGAATGCGTATCAAGATAAGCTAGAGTTCCCTGAACTTAAGCAAAAGGCGCTAGAGGAGTATCGTTATTGGAAGCCAGACTGTTGCATCATTGAAGCAAAGGCTGCTGGTGGACCACTTGTGTTTGAGTTACGCAAGATGGGCATACCAATTCAAGATTACACTCCATCTCGTGGTAATGATAAGATTGTTCGTGTAAATGCTGTTAGTGATATATTCGCTTCAGGTTTTGTTTACGCACCTCCTTTGCGCTGGGCAGAAGAGCTTATTGAACAGTTCGCTTCGTTTCCTAACTCTGACCATGATGACCTTGTTGACAGTTCAACGCAGGCCCTGTTGCGATTCAGGCAGGGCGGGTTTATATCAACACAGAGCGATGAAGATGAAGAGTATGTTCAAAACAAGAAAGCAGATTACTATTGAGGTCAACTATGTCTTTTAACCCTAATCAACTTACGACGATGGAACAGGTAGATGAAGTTGTTGCTAAACTAAATGCTGCCGGGATTGGAGGTGGAGTATCTTCTATCTACCTTCCTGTGTGGTCTGGACCTTTTCCTGAACCTAGTGATGGCTTGGCGCGTCAGTACTGCATCACTTATTACAACGGATCGACTGGTCACAATGTTGGTCTGATTCGCATTACAATTGGAAACAACCCTCAAGGTTGGCAGCAGATGCTTCAAGACGATGCGTCTCAGGGCGCGAAGAAAGAAGATTAACTTATGATTGATAAGCCTTTGGAAGAAACAAACTTTTACCCCGGCAACAGGGTAGAAACTGAAATTGAGATCGAGATATCGGATCCAGAGGCTGTATCAATTGAAACCGAAGACGGTGGGATGATTATTGAGTTTGGTCCTCCTGAAGACGAAGAAGGTGGTTTAGCTGATCTTCCTCACTCTGTGAACTTGGCAGAGCATATTGAAGACTCAGAGCTGTTGACCATTGGGAGTAAGATCCTGGATGTATATCAGGAGGACTTGGACTCTAGGCAGGATTGGGAACGCGCCTATAAAGAAGGTCTGGATTACCTTGGCGTGAAGACGGAAGATCGGAATAAGCCTTGGGCTGGGGCCTGTGGCTTGTTCCACAACATGATTATGGAAGCTGCTGTGCGGTTCCAGTCAAACGCAATCATGGAGATCTTCCCGGCTACTGGTCCAGTAAAGACTCAGATCATTGGTGAAGTTACCGAAGAGAAAGAGGATCAAGCCCTTCGTATTCAAGCAGATATGAACTATTTGCTCACCCAAGACTTGAAGGATTATCGTCCTGAAACTGAGCGGATGTTGTTTGGGCTAGCGTTGTGTGGCAGCGCCTTCAAGAAGATCTGCTTTGATCCGTTGACTGATTCACCGGATATCAAGTATGTCCCGGCACAAGACTTCATCATGCCGTATGGGGCCACTAGTCTCAAGACGGCAAGCCGATACATCCACGTCATAACGAAGAACATTAACGAAGTCAAGAAGCTACAGTTCAATAACTTCTATCGAGACATTGAAATACGCCCTGACTTTGATTCTAGTTCTCAGTTGAAAGAGAAGATAGACAAGATCAGCTATGAGTACAAGCAGAACGACGAAGACTCTGTCACCTTGCTTGAGGCTCATATTGACTTGGACATTGCTGGTCTTGAGCATGTAGACGAGGATGGTGAGCCTACTGGTATTGCTCTTCCGTATGTTGTGACGGTGGAGAAGTCCACTGGTGATGTCTTGTCGATCTATAGGAATTGGGACGAAGACAATCCCAAGAAAACAAAGCTGATTTGGTTCTCGTCCTATAACTATGTTCCTGGCATGGGCGCGTATGGGTATGGTCTAATCCATCTCATTGGCTCAAACGCCAAGGCTTCGACTGCTATCCTGCGCCAGTTGATTGATGCTGGAACCTTAGCCAACCTTCCTGGTGGGTTGAAAGCTAAGGGTATGCGTGTGGCTGGGGACGACAGTCCTATTCAGCCTGGAGAGTGGCGCGACGTTGATGTCGCTAATGGAGACATCGCACGGTCGTTGTATCCCCTCCCGTATAAAGAGCCTTCGCAAACTCTACTGCAACTTCTAGGAATTGTAGTTGAAGATGGTCGTCGATTGGCTTCTATCGCAGATACTGAGATTGGTAATGCTAGTGCTCAGGCCCCTGTAGGGACCACACTAGCCTTGATGGAACGTGCGCTCAAAGTGATGAGTGCTATTCAAGCTAGACTGCATTCGTCTTTGCAGGAAGAGTTTTCCATCCTGGTACGAGTGATCCGTGATAGCGGGTCTGATCGATACAAGATTGATTTTGGCAGTATGGGAGGGAGCAAGCGCTCCGACTTCGATAACCGTATCGACGTTGTTCCTGTATCTGACCCCAATGCGGCCACTATGTCGCAGCGAGTGATGCAGTATCAAGCTGCTATTCAACTCGCCGCACAAGCACCGCAATTCTACGATCTGCCTGAGTTGCATCGAAAGATGCTGGAAGTCCTTGGTATAAAGGATGTTAAGAAGATTATCCCTGATAAAGTAGATGCCCCTCTACTTGATCCTCTTTCGGAAAATCAAAACATCACAAATATGAAACCTGCTAAAGCGTACTTAACGCAGGACCATGATTCTCATATAACCGCTCACATGTCGTATGTGCAGAATCCTACGGTCCAACAGCAGTTGGGACAGAATCCTCAGGCAAACGTAATCTTTGCTGCTTTCATGGCTCATATCGCAGAGCATGTTGGCTTTGCGTATCGCTCACAGATGGAGAAACAGTTGGGCATTCCTCTCCCTTTACCGGGAGAACCGATGCCAGCAGACGTGGAATCCAATCTATCCAAGGCGATTGCCGATGCTTCTCGTATGCTTTTACAGCAGGCGCAGGGTCAACAGGCAGCACAGCAATCCCAGCAGCAGGCGCAAGATCCAGTATTGCAACTCCAGCAGGCAGAGTTGCAGTTGAAGCAAGCCGAATTACAGCAAAAGGCCCAAGAAGCCCAGCAGAAATCGCAGCTTGAGCTGGTAAAAAGCAACCAGAGGAACCAATTAGAGGCTACGCGAATCGCTTCGCAGACTCAAATGGCGCAACAATCCTCTGCACAGAAGGCACAGCAGTCCCAAAGCGAACTGGCGATTGAGAACCAACGTCTACAGTTGGATATTCAACGC